AATGAGTTTGCCATTCGACATCCGAATGCCTTCTATTTAAGAACAAGGCAAAGAGGTATGCAGAATTGGGATGGTAAGATTCACTACATCACCAAGACTGGACAATTTAAAATAGGTTTACTTCCCAAAGTATATGATATGTGCATTGAGATGGGGATTAAACCTAAAGTTGTAGATATGAGACAACCTTTACCTAAAGTCGGTAAAGTAGTTACGAATATAGGTAAATATAAATTAAGACCCGAACAAGAGAAAGCAGTTAAATCTGTAATCAATAATAAAATAGGAGATATCCCTTTTCATATCGGTGTATTAGATTACACGGTTAATGCAGGTAAATGCACCGGTAAGGGTACCCTAATACATACTGAGGATGGGTTATTACCTATAGAAAAAATCATATCTGAAACAGGTAAGATACGATATAAAGGTAAAGTCCTTACTAAAGAGGGTGTATTAGTAAAACCTAATGCAGGAGTTTATAATGAGATTAAGGTAGTAAAGATAACTACTTCTCAGGGTTATACTCTAATCTGTGGATATGAAAATCACAGATTATATACTTATTATGGGGATAATCTACAATGGGTATATGTCAAGGATTTAAAGAAAGGGGATTGTTTACCTATCTCCTTAGAATATACTCATTCTAAAAATACCATAGGTAAAAACCTTAGCTATACTTTGGGAGCTTTATCCGGAGATGGTCATATTCATCAAGTTTCTAAAAATCAAATAAACATATCTATATCAGGTCAAGATATAGAAGTAGCCGAAGTAGTTAAAGCTACTATGGATGAAATCTGTAAAACTCCTGTAGAAATAAAACCCCACAAAAGATTTAAAGGTTTTCATATATCTAAATCCGATACTAATTTTGCTAAACTACTTCAAGAGGAATATCCAGAATTAATTGGTACTGCCCATGAAAAGTACATACCCGATAAGATTCTTCAGGCTTCTTATGATGACTTAAGGAATTATATAGCAGGTTTATTTGATACAGATGGGCATAATTCATCATCTCATGGTAGAAGATCCTTATCTTTTACTACTGTAAATCTTGAAAATGCTCGTAGAGTACAACAAGCTTTATTATCTTTAGGGATAGCTTGTTGTCTTAAACCCAAGAAGACTTCATGTAATGGTAAAGAGAGTATAGCTTATAGAATAACTATTCATAGCGAATTTTATGATGAGTTTCTAGAAATAATACCCATGAGGATTGAAAGAAAATGTATTCCTAGCAATTCTCAACGGAATAACTACAGTAATAAATTACCTTTTAGTAATTTTGCTAAAGAACTTTATGATAAGCTTTCTTGGAAAGAGAAAGGTAAGTTTAGAAAAACCTATGGTAGAGTTATAAGTACACAGGTAAGTCATCATAATAGATTAACTTTAACTGCTTTTAATTGCTTAGTAGAATTCTTAGGCTCTAATAATGATAAAGCTACAGAATTACTAAATATTTCTAGTAATTGTTATTGGGATAAAATAGATAAGATAGAAATCTTAGATAAATACCCATGTTATGATATGGAGATACCTAAGTATCATAATTACCTATCTAATGGATTCATATCTCATAACACACTTATCATGTCGTCTTTATATTTAACCTATAAGAAGCAGTTAAAGACTTTGCTAATAACTAATGACTCAGATTGGTTAAACCAGGCTAGAGAAGAATTCAAGCAATATCTCCCGGGAGAAGATATTACCTTTGTTCAGGGCAAAGTTTTAAACTGGAGTAACTTCACCATAGGTATGGTTCAGTCTATTTCGAGGAACATGAGATTTTATCAAAAGGAATTATCTCAGATAGACATGGTACTTGTGGATGAGGCTGACCAAGGAGGTAGTAAGCAATATCAGAATGTAATCACTCGGTTATTTAATACTAGAATTCGTATAGGATTATCTGGTACCATCTATATGAGTAAGCTTGCTAAGGATAAGGTTAAGAATATGAACCTAGAATGTTTCTTTGGTAAAGTGATTGCTGAGTTTAAACTTAAGGATTCTATCAAGAAAGGTTATTCAACTAAAACCATCGTAAAGATGGTACCCGGTAAACCCTGGTATGGTAATTGGGAATCTGATTATATATCATATAAGGAAATATATGATGATTCTATTACTTTGAATAGGTATGCAAGGAAGATGGCTTATGCTCGGTTACGATGGAATATTAATCAAGGTAGATTTCCTGCTCTCGTAGTATGCAAGCATATTGCACATTGTGAAAATCTATATAAGTTCTTTAAAAAGAAACTGGGTGATGCCTATAATATTGCCTATGTGCATGTTAATACTACCTCTAAGTTAAGACAACAAATAATGAAGGATTTTAGAGAAGGCAAAATAGATATCCTGGTATCAACCACAATCATTGCTCGAGGTAAAAATTTTCCTAAGCTTAGGTATTTACTTAATGCAGCAAGTATGGATAGCCAAGAAAAATCCATTCAGTTCCTTGGTCGTTTGGTAAGAACCGATAAATCGAAAAAGAAGGTATACCTTGATGACCTTCATTATCCTGGCCCTTATTTAGATAGGCATGGTAAGCATAGGAAGCAATATTATCAGAGACAAGAATTGAAAGTAATATTGTTAGATAAGCTATGGAAGAAACATCCTAACCATAGCCTTATTAAGAGTTAACTAGAAGTACTATGAGTATTTACTTTTTCTCCGTAGGAGGAAAAGAAGATTACAATTAATAAGCATATAGGCATTATGAATAATGATAAACTAATATGTATCAGAGATGAAGATGATACTAAACTAACTACTCTATTATCAGATGGTTGGAAGATAATCCAAATCTCTGCATCCGGTATTTATTGCTGGGTACTCTTAAGGAAACCCAATAATACTAAAAAGAAAATCAAAGGCTTTCAGTGATGGAGAAATATATTTTAATTACAGCGGTTGTTATTATGATAATAATACTCGCTTTAGACTTCATATTTTCTAAGGATGGTTATCAATGTCATTCATGCAAGAAACGTTTTCATAAAGAGGATTTGGAAATCAAAGGATGGCATTTCAAAGAATGGGTCTGTCCCCATTGTAAACACCTTAATTACACTTATGATGAAGAAGATTAAAGAATGGTTTAAGTCGTTTAAGTCTCTTGTTGTGGGAGAGGTACATAATCCTAAACATGTATTCAACTGTAGAGATTTGATATGGATATCAAACTTGGAAACTTCTCAAAATACCCCCGAATGTTTTACTCATTTCTTTTGTTTGTACTGGAGTAATGGCATGGTAGTCAAAGTATGTCAAGAGAGCTATGATAGAAATTCATACCAAGAATTATATAAACTCAGGGAACTATTTATAAATAACATCGGTTATTCCTATGTTCCCATAGAAGATAACAGTGAGATATACATTTATTATAAACGTAAAAAAGATATATAATGGCTAAGAAAAAGAAACAACTTCCTGACTTATCGAAGCAAGATATTCTTACTCCCATAGATGTAAGTACTCTGGGGACTAATGGAGACCCTTGCTTTGGTATTGGATATGATTTATCAACTAAGGAATGTAAACTATGCGGAGACTCAGAGCTATGTGCATTCAAGATGTCTCAGAACTTGAATATCACAAGGAAAGAGCTAGAACAGAAGAATCAATACAAGGATTTGGATGTACTTGAAGATACAGTTGGTATCAAGAAATACATCCGAGGCTTGATTCGGAAAGGGAAAGACAGAAAAGAGGTTATTACCAAAACCGTTGAGAAATTCGAAGTACCAAGAAAACGTATTAGAGAACTTTATAAAGAGTGTACTAAATAATGAAACCAATAGAGATGATATGGGCTATGTTCAAGGTATACCTTAACAACCCAAACTATTTTGTAAAGCAAGAGGATGTACTTGCTAATTTATGTATGGAGGGTTCTACTGATGTAATCAGGATGTGTAATTCATTGGGAGTACATGTTTCTAGACCCGAGAAATTAACCTTTGGACAACTTTTACGTAAATGTAATATATTATGAACAGATTTAGATTTATCAAAGTAAGGGAGGTAGTATCTCCCAACAGAGCAAACCCAAATGATGCTGGGTTAGATTTCTATGTACCAACTAATTTATACCCTGAGGATATTCATGACAAAAACGAATTTGATTCAGGAGGATATGATTTGGATATACCCTTTAGTGAATCATTCGTAAGGCATATAGCTTTAAAACCAGGTCATCGTATACTTATCCCATCAGGTATCAAGGGTTTGCTAGAACCTCCTGCATCTATGTTAATGGCAGCAAACAAATCTGGTATAGCTACTAAGAAAGGGTTAATCTTTACTGCCGAGATAGTAGATTCTCCCTATGTTGGAGAGATACACATTGGAGTATACAACACTTCTCAAGAAGCCCAGGTTATTGAGGCTGGCCAGAAGCTGGTACAATTTATTCATGTACCTATCTATATTACTGAACCAGAAGAGATTCAACAAGAGGAATTTTATACTGAATCCCAGATGTGGGGAAGTAGAGGAGGGAATGGTTTTGGTTCATCAGGAAGTAAATAATCATGGACATCAGGAATATAAATGAACAAGTGCCTCAGGTAGAAGAAACTGAGGCACGGGTACTACAGGAAATGTATGTTCTTGGGATAGAGCAATTCTCTGGGTATAAATCCATAGAAAAGCTACCAGATTACCCATTAGATATAAATAATCCAAAGAGCCAAGTTATTCTAAAGGATTTTATTGGTAGAGTTATTGAAGAGTTAACTGAAGGATTCGAATCTACCGATGAAGTAGTATCTATATATCGTGATTATGGATGGAATAATGATTGTTTAACCTCAGAGGAATATACTCAGGTATTAAATCATCTAGCAAATGCAAATGAGGAACAAGCAGATGCCTTGGGATTCTTCTTTACTTTGCTTTTGTATTCTAATATATTGCCAGAAGATATATTAAAATACCAAGATGCAAAGAGTTTATTTGAGGTAATGGCAATCGGAGTCAAAGACCTACTTATCAAGTACCCAGACCATCGAAGTGTAAGGAAATATCCTATATTAAGTTCAACCGATTGGGCAAGAGAGGATAGGGCAGAGTATGATAAGATAGTTTCTTATACCCCAGGTTTTCATGAAATGAGCGAGATATCTCATGAAAACGAGAAGCTATATTTATGGGAAGTAATATATGAACTCAATAAAGCAAGGAACTTCCTTAAATGTAGACCCTGGAAACAAACTCAAGTAATGACCAAAGAAATAGATTTTCAGGAATCATTAGTAAAAGCTTTCTATCTCTATATGGGATTCTTAGCCATGAATGGGTTTACTCCTTGCGGATTATTTAGTTTATTCTTTAAAAAACAACGTCTCAATTTATGGAGACAAAATACTAATTATTAATGTCAGGGTGGAATAAGAAATTAGAGGGACTTCAACTTAATCCGGAGGAGTCCCTCCATTCGTTAGAATTTGCTACTTCACAAGAGGCATGGGAAAAACTCAATGAGGGATTCCTAAGATTAGAGCCTGCTTTATTTGGAAAGGGGGCTATGGCTAATAGTGGGGTAGCAGTAGTGTATAACGTATTTATAAAGATACGAAAAGCATGGGTAGACCCAGAATTTGATTATGGGCGGTGTTTCAATTATAAAGAAACTAAGTGGACTAGCTTATTGAATAACTACATAGATTTTAATAAGCTTGACTTGTTGCGTAGTAAACTGAGAGTACTGAGAAATAAGTACAATCAGAATTACAATATAACCTATATGTTTAACAATCATCATGATAACGGAAAGCAATGTTTAATAGCTGCGACTTTTTCAAAACGATTCGGGGAGGACATCCCCGTTATTACAATGGTAGTTCGGGCTTCAGAGATTACCAAGAGGTTAATATTCGATTTCCTATTAATTCAACGAATGTCAGAGTACGTATATGGGCCGGACCAGTCAGTACAAATCAACCTATTTGCGACTCAAATGTACGGAAATGTGGAGACACTTTTAATGTATCATACCCATAAACCTTTGAAGAAGGTACTTAAAGGAGCAGAGGAGAATTCATGGAATAAGAGGATAAAAGAGATATGGAAAAAATTCCAAAAGGGCACAGAGAAGGAATTCTCTTCATTCAAGGTATTCTTTAGAAGTTTTAAAGTGCTTCGACCAGATTTATATGAGGAAACATATAAATCAATGAAAGCAAAAGAATTACTTCTTGAATACGAGGATATAGAATACCCGGAGAATGTAATCTCTTACTCTCAACGTAAAGCCTATAAAAAGAAACTTTTAAAACAAAAGAACAATGGAAGCTAAGGAATTTTTAAATCAGAAGCGTATAGGATTAGTAAACAAATTCTATTACCAAGTTTTTGAGATTAAAAAGAACGGGGGAGAACCGAATATTCCTCTCTTACTACAAGAGGTAGAGGATTTTGATAATTTTGTATATCGCTACTGGCATATGACCTGGGTTAGTTCTACAATGTCATACAATTAAATATTTATATTATATGAGGATATATTCGAACAGTTTTGAGTTGATGTCGGAAACTGGCAGAGAACTCAACAGTTATGGGCAATTGGTAAAACCCAAAACCTATCAGAACAAAGTAATTGAAGGTAATGAGGATTTTTATACAAAAGAACTCATTTGCCAACAATATTGCTTAACTTCACTTGGAGACCCAGTATGGTTATTCGTATTCTCTCATTCAAAGGAATGGGCAGATGCTGAGTTTAAAGAAAGAATTGGTTGGTATGATTTAAATCCCGGTAAAGCTTGGGAATTGAGAAAAGACTTATGGGAACAATTCTTGGTAAATGGCAAATTTGATTATACCTACCCAGAACGTATTTGGAATCCCTTAGATATCTATGGTAGTACATCATTCAACTGTGATCTTGCCATGCAATCAGTTATTGAGCTTCTTAAGAGAGATAATGATACTCGTAAAGCAGTACTTCCTATATTCCATGGTACAGATTTAAGGTTCCTTGATGGTAGCAAACGTATACCATGCTCTATGTATTATGATTTTCTTATCCGTCAGAATGGTAAAGGAGAGAAAGTATTACATATTTGCTATCACCAAAGAAGTTCGGACTTTGCCCAACATTTCGGTAATGATATATATTTAGCTTGGAGATTAATGGAATATGTAGCCAAAGAAGTAGGAGTAAAGCCTGGTTATCTATATCATACCATAGATTCATTGCATATATACAAAAAAGATTGGCATTTCTTATCTTGTAATTTAGAGGATTTGAAAGATGAATACTAAATATTCAAATATAAAAGGGTACCCTGGATATTATATATCTAAAAGGGGTACCCTTTTTACTTCTCTTAAAAGGGTAGGAGTTAAAGGGAAAGGCCATGGTAGGAAAGGTACTACTACTGTGATTTCTAATACTTGGAGAAAGAGGTTGGTATCATTAACTTCTAATGGGTATTTACAATGTACTTTGTTTAGAAAGAGGTTTTATATACATAGGTTAGTATATGAAGCTTGGATTGGTAATATACCAAATGGGTATGATATTGACCATATAAATGGTATAAAAACTGATAATCGAGTATCTAATCTAAGAGCAGTTCCAAGGTCAGAAAATTTGAAACATAACTATGAGTTAGGTTTTAGGGGTTCTAATTATATACATACTTTTTCTGATAAAGAAAGGAATTTAATAATGATAGACCATAAAGAAAAGGGTCTTAGTATAAAGAAAATATCTCTTAAGTATGGATATTCTAGGTACTTTATTCATCAGGTATTGAAAGGAATTAGATAATGGAAACAAGATATCACATAATAAGAAACAAAAGAGAGTTAAAGAAACTCATTGCCTGTTGTAAAGCTACCGGTTATGCCAGTGTGGATTATGAAACTGATGGTTCACCCATATATAATAGGGGTTTTAAGCCAACTATACTCTCAGTATCCTGGATGCCAGGGTTTGGTGCTTCCATTCCTTTAGACCATTTCGAAACAAAAGATTATACATCTCCAGGGTGGAATTGGAAAAAGATGCTAAGGAAATTTGGGGAAGAGGTAATTGAGAATTATGAGATAACCAAGGTTGCATGGAACTGGAAATTTGATGACCAGATAAACCAGAAATATCAAATATTCTATAGAGGTACTTGTTTAGATGGTATGCTTGCAAAATATCTACTAAACGAGGAAAAACCTAATGATTTAAAATCAATGGTAAGAAGGTATTTACCAGAGTATGGTAATTATGAGAAGCAAGATGCTTTCGATAAAATACCTTGGGATAAAAAAGAGTTAGACCCACTTTGCCATTATGGATGTCAAGATACGGATTATACTCTTAGGTTAATGATATTCTTTGAAAAGAAGCTGATTGACCTTGGTTTGTACAGTACCTTCAGGAATTTAATTATGTCTGCATCAAGGGTACTCACTTCAGTAGAGAAGAATGGTTTGTATCTAGATAGAGAATTCAATAATCAACTACTGGAAACATATAAACCAAAAATAGATGCGGCTAGACAAGCTATATATGATTTGCCAAGAGTAAAGAAATTCGAAAAGAAGTATAACCAAGAAAAGGTTGATAAGTATATCCAATCTATCGAATCAGAACTTGAAGAGTTAGATTATAATGACCCAAAGGATAAACGTAAGATTGCATCAAGGGAACAGAAAATTTCAAATATTAAGGCAGGTATATTCACAACTAAAAAGGAACAAGAATTAATAAGACCCATTAATTTGGGTAGTTCAGTTGATTTACCTGCATTGATGTATTCGGAAGAAGGTTTTCATTTTGAGGTAATTAAGAATAATGAATCCGGTAAACCAAGTACAGATGAAGAGACTCTTACTAATCTAAGGTTAACCGTTAAAAAACCCGATTCACCTAAGGCAATTTTCCTTGATAGGCTTCTTGAATTACGAGGTTTAGAGAAGATGTATAAAACCTATATAGAGGGTTGGAATGAAAAAGTTCAAGATGACGATAGATTACATGGAAGATTTCTTATTCATGGGACTACAAGTGGAAGATTATCCTCTGCAGAACCCAATGCTCAACAAATCCCCAAGACATCCGTAGACCCCAATATTAAATTACAATTAAAAGCTCCTAAAGGAACCTTATATATTGCTAGTGATTTTAGCCAGGCAGAATTAAGAATTATGGCTCATCTATCTGGAGATGAAACTTATCTTAATGCTTTTAACTCTGGTCAGGACCCTCACTTAGCAATTGCTGCTACTAAATATCATATACCCTATGAAGAAGCTCTTAAGATATATGAGGATGAAAATCATCCAGAACATAAGATATGGAAGGTGAGAAGAAAGCAAGCTAAACAAATTGCTTTTGGACTTATTTATGGAATTGGTGCAAAATTACTAGCAGTAAAACTATCTGACCCAAAATCTGGTATTATAGTTACACCAGAAGAAGCCCAAAAGGAAATGGACATCTTCTTTGGTCAACACCCCAAGTTGAAGACCTTCTTGAAGAAACAAGAGAAATTCCTTAGAAAGAATGGGCATCTGGTATCATTATTTGGGAGGAAAAGAAGATTACCCCAAATATATTCAAATGATAAGGGAGAAGAAGCTTATGCTTTGAGATTAGCATTAAATTTCCCATGTCAATCAGCAGCATCTGATATGTGTTTATTTGGAAGTATCCTAATATACTACTTAATGAGACAAGGTAAATTACCCTCTACTAAGTCTGTATGTTTGGTACATGATGCTAATTATCAGATTACTAAACCAGAGAATATTAATATTTGGAGTATATATGAGATGTGGCAAATTTATAGGAACCCATTAACTAAGCCATACTTCGGCTTTCAGATAGATGATGTCACAATGGACATGGAGTTTGTTATTGGTAGGTCAATGGCAGAAGAGTTACCTTTTATTCCGGGTTATGATTATAAGAAAATGTTAGAACCTGATTTCTCAGTAGAAGAATATATGGAAGAACATAAGAAATATAAACACATACCTATTTCAGAGTATAAGAAACGTTTTAACAAACAAATGAAGCAATATGAAAAAGATTTTGAACGGACCCACAGTATGGAGAGCTAAATGCCCATGCTGTGATTGTGAATTTGAATACGATGTCAGTGAAACTTTCAGAGTTTACGATAAGAGTAATTCAAGCGTTTTTAGGATATTACAATGCCCATCTTGTAAAACCAATATAAGGCATTCTGATTCAGTATCTACATCTACAGAAATGAAAAGAGAGGATACTATGTCCACATAAATAAAATAAATTTAAGAAACCATGGCAACAAATGAAGAATATCAGAATGCAAGTAAATTAACTGCCCTTACCTATATGATTGCAGGATGTTTGGGTTATTCTATTGAGAATCTGTTTAAATACCTGGATGCTACGAATTTAAAGGTAAGTGGACAAGAAAAGATGTTATTCAATCGAGTAAAGACCCAACTACATCAATTACAGACTAATCTTACTACATTAGAAGATATGGCTTTTAAAGTAATGGCCACTGATGAGGATGGGAAACTTGCCTATGAAGATGCTACTCATATTTATTGGGCAGCTTTCTTAGTATTATTAGATAGAGGGGGAACTGATAACTTATGCGACTTACGATTAAGAGCTTTAGTAGATAAGATTAGTCCCTATAAATCTCTTCTTAGATTGCCTGGTATGAGTTTAGCTTATCAAATGGCTTTTGCTCAAGTATCTAATGCTATAAGTAAAGGCGAATTTAGTAAGGAAGATTTTAAAAACCTATTAGAAGTTTATGAAGACGGAGCTAAAAAAACTAAAGGTTAAATTTGAGGGTAGGACCCTAGAAATTGATATTCAAAAAGAATTGTCTATCAATGAGAATATCATTAATTCTCAGCTACGAGAATCTCCTTCTAGTTATTATATTCTTTGTTCTCTTAGAGATAAGTATATAAAGGAAAGAGATTTACTAGCAAGGGAAAAGGATGAAGCCTATTCCAATGCTTGGGTATATTATAAGGATGCCAATGAAAGGTGGAATAACGAATATGTTTCTCATAAGGCAAATCTTAACAAGAAGTATTCTTCCATTTATGAGAGATACTTAAAAGCTGTAGAAAAAGCAAATAAGTTCATAGCTATATGTAAAGCTTATGAGAGTCGGGAGAATATATTAAGAACTATTAATGCGAATCTAAGAAAGGGTTAACCCATTGAACTATAAATAATTACTAACTTTTAAAAACAGTATTAGAATATGAATTATTCAATGACATTTATCTCATCTCTTGTAGCTGAGAAATTTAATCAAGAATTACCCGGATGCCCAACAGAAAACCGGGTACTTATTTTATCTCCAAAGGAGGTAAATCAAACTAAATCCGGTTTGATTATCCCTGAACAAGTAAAAGAGGGAGTTCCTCGTAAAGGGGTTGTAGTAAAGAGTGGGGAAATTACCGAAGAATACAAAACCTACCGAGAATTGGTTGCTGTAGGTAGAATAGTTACCTATGGTTTGTATGCAGGTAAAGAACTTGAATTCGAAACGGACAAACTATCTCCTGCTCTCAAACAACTTTTAGAGAAAAACGTTCTTACCGTATTGAGTATGAACGAAGTAGTTTACTCAGAACCGAATAATTAAAACTAATCATTATGATAAAAGACAAGAAGAAAAAGAAAGTTTCATCAGAGGGACTTTCTACAAAAGAAAAGATGCTAGCTAGAAAGAAACAGCTAGAATCCAAGGGAAATGGTAGTGGGTTAGTATATCCAAAAGAGGGAACTCTGAGGATGAGAATTAAATCTCCGGGTGATGACCAAGAATTGGGTATCGAAATTATTCAATTCTACCTGGGTGGCAATTTGGGAGGAGTTATATCTCCGGCTACTTTTGATGAACCTTGCCCATTCATGGAGAAATACCAAGAATTGAAAAACTCTAAGGATGAAGATGACAAGGAACTTGCCAAGAATTTGGTGCCAAGAAGAAGATATGTCATCGGTGGTATCATTTACTCAGATGAAAAGGGTAGTAAGGTAGATTACGAAGGCAAAGATAAGGGAGTTTTAGTTCCTCGCTCAGTATACCAGGATATCATTGACCTTTACCTTGATGAAGATGAGGCAGGTGATATGACAGATCCAAAAACTGGATATGATATCAAGGTAATTCGTTCAGGGTCTGGTAAACTAGACACCACTTATTCTGCTCGTGCTTGCAAACCAACTAAGTTGGACAAGAAATATCAAGGTACAATTGACCTTGAGGGAATAGTTCGTTCTCAAATCAAATCCTATGATGAGTTGGAAGATTTGCTTTCACAGTATCTAAATGAAGACCACGGTGATGATGGGGACGATAATCCAAAGAAGAAAAAGAAAAAGGGAGTTCACAAAGACCATTACATGGAAGATGATGAACCCAAGAAAAAGAAAAGAAAATACAAATCGGATATTTAAGGGTTAGTAATATGGTTTCATTCGAAGGTGGTAATTAGATTCGTTCTGTTATTACCTTCTTTAGTTTAAAGACATTACATTATGGCAAAGAAATCTAAGGTTGGTTTAAAAGTACCAACAGCAAATGAGATGGCAAAGAAATATGGAAGTATGATTAAATTAGCTTCAGAAGTTACTGATATCGATTTATATATACCATCTACTTTCTTTGCTCTGAACTACTTATTCGGTAAGGGTATTCCTTACGGTAAAATCGTTGAGATTGCTGGAGAGGAATCCTCTGGTAAATCTTTAGTGGCTTATAACTTTGCTTATGCTACTCAACAACTTGGAGGTCATGTGATATGGGTAGATGCTGAACAATCCTGGATGAATTCTTGGGCTGAAATAAATGGGGTAGACCCCGCAAGAGTAACCATTGTTAATGATACACGTATTGAATATATTGCAGATGTAGTAGCAGACTTAGCAATATATTTACGTTCTCAATTAACTCACAATGAACCGATACTCTTAGTAATTGATTCTATTGCAGCTACAGACTGTACAGATAATATCGATGCTAAGATGGTTGATGGTAAAGCAGAAATGGGAGGTAGAGCAAAGGCTCTTTACAAATACTTTCGTATCAGAAGTGAATTATTCTACAAACTGGGAGTATCTCAGATTTATATTAACCAATTAAGAACTGCTTTGAATGTCGGATTTGGAAAAGATAACACAACAACTACAGGAGGTGCAGCACTTAAGTTCTATGCTTCAATCAGAGCTGCTTTCTATTCAGGAAGGTCTGTTACCATTAAACAAAATGGGAAAGAAAGGAAAGCTGGGAAACTTGTCACTATCAGACTTATTAAAAATAAAGTTGCTCCTCCTCGACCTACAATCAGCAAATGCCCTGTATATTTCAATCCTAAATTCCACGAAGTCGGGTTTGACAGATGCTATGCTTTAGAAGATGTATTGGTAGATACCGATGTAATCGAAAAAACTACTGGTGGGTATAAATTGAAAGGGAAAACTCTTGCAAGAGGAGAAGAGAAATTCCAAAAGCTTCTGGAAGAAGACGATGAACTTCGTAGAAAACTTTTACGGAAAGCCGGAGTAAATACCATAGGTACTACTAAAAAGCAACTGGAGAAAATAGAAACAAATCTATTCCCAGTCGATGGTGTAGAATATGAAAACTATTCAGATTCAGAAGAGGAGGAGGAGGAAGACGATGAGTAAGAAAACAATATTATTGGTTGATGGATGTAATTTACTTCACCAAAGTTTTCATAAGTTCGAAAAACTTAAATCTACCGATGGTAAACCAAGTGGAGCAATATTTGGATTTTTCAAATCCCTACACATGTATCTTACAAGGTTCGAACCGGATGAGGTTTATATTTCATTCGATAATGGTCATTCACCAGTAAGGACGAAGTTATTGCCCAATTATAAGGGCCATAGAAAAAATATATCTGTAGATTACGAATCATTGCAAAAGCAAAAGGCAATTATAATGAAAATGCTGGGTATGCTAAGAATTAATTATATCTTCGATAAAAAGAAATCTACAGTATATGAAGGAGATGACTTCTTAGCATACCTTGCAATTAAAAAATTCCAATCCGAGAAAATGATACTTATATCATCGGATAAAGACTTTAACCAGTTGCTATCAAATAACCTGAGGATATATAATCCCAGAAAAGATGAGATGATAAGAATGGATAACTGCAAAGAATTATTCGGTTATCATTCTCATGAAACGGTAGAGTACCTTGCAATGGTTGGAGATACTTCCGATGATATACCAGGGTTCCCGGGTATAGGCCCAGTAAAAGCAAGGAAAATCCTTGATGAGGGTAGAATTGAGAAGTTTATTGCCCAGAGTAAGAACAAAGAATATCTTCAAATATGGAAAAGGAATGAACAGTTAATCGACCTTTTCTGGTTTGTAAGACATAATCCATTGGATAAGTTACCAATTAAGTCAAAGAAGAAGTTTAAGTATGAGAAATTCAAAGAGCTTTGTATCGAATACTCTTTAGCATCATTTTTGACAAATGAATTTATAAAACCATTTAAAGCATTACATCATGAGTAAGAGAATTATGTTTGTGGGTCCCTCTGGTATAGGGAAAACTACTTTAGCTAAGTATGTAGCTAAGAGAGAAGATCTACCTTTTATTTCTGGTAGTATGTCAGATTTATTACCTGCTACTGAAGGGGTATCACATAATGAAATATTATCCCTCGGTTCGGAGGCAATGTATAAAGCAGATTTTCAACTTCTGAACAAAAGGAATAGGTTATTCAAGGATAGAGAATATTTCGTAACTGATAGGAGTTATGCAGATTTGGCTGTTTATTTTTGGTATAAGCAATCAAGAACTTTACCAGAATGTGAAATGGAACATTTTTTCTGTCAATGTAAGACTTTAATGGAAGATCAATGTGATGTAGCAATCTTCTTACCATTAAATCTAGATACTTATAAGCATTGGTCAATGGAAGATAATGGTAAGAGAATACTTAACAGATTCTTCCAAGTTCAGATATCATCTCTTATGGGGGAATTGCTTGCAAATTGGGAAATACCCACTATTTGTATATCTGAGCTCGATTTAGGTATGAGAACGGAACAAATCAATTACCATTTAGATAGGATATGGGGAAAGAAGTAATAGCAATAGCCTTTTCAGATTTACATATAAATCTATGGGCTAAGTTTAATGAGAACAATCACAGGACCCTGAATAGTTTCAGGGTTTTGTCGATTATACGGAAATTATGTAGAAGGTTTAACTGTCCTGCATTATTTTGTGGAGACTTATTTCATAAGGCCGAAACAATGGACCAAGAATTAGCAGAGATATGTTATAATGAACTAATCGAAGGATTTTGGATATATGCCATATCTGGAAATCATGATATTAAGAAAATAAGTAAGGTTGGTACTAAACCCTTTAGCTGGCTTTATCAAGTAGAGAAGTATGGTATCATGATATTAGATTATGAAAAAACCCAACTATCTTCTACACATAAAGATATTATGGTATATGGGGTTCCTTATATTGATAATAACGTGGGTCTAAGTGAATACTTAAAGAAGTTAGAATTAGATAAAAGTAAAAAGAATATTCTTTTACTACACACCGATTATCCTGGTGCAAAAGATACAGATGGTAGGGAAATAGATTCCGTAGAAAACTTAAATGTGAATGTTCTCAATAAGTTCGATTTAGTATTATGTGGGCATATACACAAACCACAAAGACTATCAAAGAAGGTTTATATGATTGGAGCCCCTAACCATCAAAGGAGAACCGATAGAGATTGTGAATTGGGGTATTGGAAAATCTATGAAGATTTGTCTCTGAAGTTTGTACCTTTGAAAAATTTCCCAAAGTTCATCGATGTAGAAAGGGAAGAGGATATTAAGGATGATGGCAATTATTATACGGTAATCCCTCAAAAAGCTAGTACTCCAGTTAATAACAAACATAAGATTACTAAGCAACTTTCTAAGAAGTCTCTAGCAAAGAGATACCTAAGAGAGAAAGGTATTAAAGATGAGGTTAAAACTAATCTATTAATTGAAACACTTAAAAAGGCTGAGTCATGTTAATGTTCTTAAACTTAGAGGCAGAAGGATTTTGTTCAATAGAATCCTTACATCTACAATTAAACCCAACTTGTACCATACTTATCAAGGCACCAAATGGGAAAGGGAAATCAACTATTCTCTCTGCCTTGGTATGGGCAATATATGGGAAAAACCTAAAGGGTGTTTCTGAGGTAAATACTTGGAAGCAAGTAAGGCCTAAAGATTACAAGGGTACTAAGGTACAAGTATATTTTCAGAAAGATTCTCATACATATAAGATAGTTAGATGTCAAAAGTATGATGAAGTACTTGAGGATGGTGCTAAAGGTAAAGACAGACTTATCTTCATGAAAGATGGGGATATAGTTGATATCAAAGGGAAGGGGAAGATACAAGATTTTATAAACCGAGAGATAGGTTTATCATATACTCTGTTTATGAACTCAATCATGTTTGGTCAGGGTATAAAAAGACTCATACAAGAATCTAATTCTGATAAGAAAAAGATATTCGAAGAAGTATTTGACTTAGAGTTCTTAAACCTTGCTAAAGGCATTGCATTACAAGATAAAAATAACTTGATATCTCAAATAAATGAGGTAGAGCATGAGTCTCAAATGCTTAAGAAAGAATTAGAGGCTAACAAGGAAGCTTACTTCGATATGAGAGATAGAGAAAAATCCTTCAAGCAAAAAATTAAAGAAGAAAGAAGAGAGTTAAAGCAAGATAGGGAAAAGCTAACTAAGCTACTAATTGAAAAACAAAAACAAATCAAGGATGAAGTAGATGCTTCGCTTCAGATAAAGATTAAAAAACAAAATGAACTAATCCTTGATTTGAGGAGTAAGATAAAAGATGCAAAGAATTTATCGAATGTACCCCTTAAGAAAGTAATCAAAGAATTGGTAATACAGTTAGAAGCCGGTCACTACAAACGTGCGTTACGTGATGCTAAATCAATATATAAAGCGTTTTCTGACCTTGACAAATATGATAAAGAGTATCAAGAGGCTTTAGAGAGGTTGGAAGAACTTAGTAGTGTAAATGATAGGTATAAGAAATTAAAATCAGACTGTGATGATATTGCTTCTGATATTGCTTCTATTGACGAAGACCTGGCTAAGCTCAAGCAAGAAAAGCTTAAGGTCATGTCTCCAAAGTATAAACAAAAACTTAAGGAGATTAGGAAGAATTTACGGAAGGTTGATGAAGACTTTCACAATAAAGAGTTAGAGTTAGAGAATTATAACTGGTTAATTAATGACCCATTGGGTAATAATGGGATTAAGGCTTATCTATTTGATTCATCCCTTGAGTTCTTAAATAAATGCCTCGATAAGTATTCAGAGGTATTGGGATTTAGGATCGAATTTAATATTGATTTGGGTACTGCTAGAAAAGAATTTGTTACTCTTATTGAAAGAGATGGGATGATTATAGATTACGATGAACTATCAGGTGGCGAGAAACAATTGGTCTGTGTAGCAATGGCTTTTGCAATGAATGAAGCTCTTACGGCTTCTAAGGGTATTAACTTAGCATTTCTCGACGAGGTATTTGAATCTTTAAGTTCAGATAATGTAGAAGTAGTTACCTCACTAATACGTCACATATTCAAAGAGAAAACTCTATTCTTGATAACCCACTTAGATTCACTTCCTCTTGGTAATACCAAAATTCTGCAAGTGGAAAAGACCCAAGGCCTGAGTAGGTACCAATTACTATAATGGTATATAAAAATACAATACACCATTATATTATGAACTCTAAGAATAAAGGAAATCGATTCGAAAGAAAGGTAGGTGCTTGGTTTATAAAATGGACCGGGTACAAATTTGAAAGGAATAGAGCGGGGAGTGGAGCTTGGCATTCAAACAAGGACTCCACTTCTGATTTAACCTGTACTGATGAAAGGCATGCTCATAGATGTAAGATATCCATCGAATGCAAGAATTATAAAGAGATTAAGTTTGAACATCTACTCTTAGGTAATAAGGGATGCGATATACTGAAATTCTGGGAACAAGCTTCTAAGGATGCAAAAAGAGCAAATAAAGTTCCCATACTCTGTATGAGATATAATTCAATGCCCTCAGAAGAATTTTTCTTTGTAGTTGGAAAGGATTTATCTTCCGTATTCTATAAACCACTATTCGATAAAGCCAATATTATGGTAATCGATGTACCAAAGATAGGTGAGATTCTTTATGTATTCATGGCTAGTGATATACTGAAGAATGTAAACTATAAGTTAGTACATAAGCAAGCTAAGTTAATTCTTAAAAACCAGTAACCCATGAAGAAGCATACCCCATACTCATATTGTATATTTTACCTTGAAAGGAAGTACTGTGATAAAATCAATAAAGAACTCAAAGAAAAGGGGTATGACCAAATCAAGGCAATTATTCCTATGGTAAACGTATTAAGAAAAACCACAAAAGGTAAGATGGTATTCGAAGAAGTACCAGTATTATTCAATTATGGTTTTATGAGAATGCCTACTAAATTAGCATTCTCAAGGCCATTTCTTAATAAGTTACGTAGAAATATATCGGGTATCAGAACTTGGTTACGTAATACCGAGACAATGCACCCAAGAAAGAAAAAGGTAAGGATTGACAATGCAGAAGACTTTGATGATTTTTCTTTAGTGGCTACTTGTAGTAGAAAAGAAGTAAGGCGATTTAAACGTATTGCTAGAGAGAATAAGAAGTTTTCAGTGGATGATTTAGTCAATGTAAAGCCTGGAGATTACTTAGTATTACGGGGTTATCCTTATGAGGGAGTAGATGCTACAGTATTAGAGGTTGACCATCTTTGTAAAAGAGTAAAAGTTCTTATATACCCCGAAATGGGAAGAATGGAAGTATGGTTACCTTTTGACAACGTTATCTATAGTGTATATTTAAATCATGACCCAGATAAGCTTTATGCTAATTCTGAGGAATATGACCCTAATCAGATAACCAATGAAGCAATTGATAGTATAATGAGATATAGGAGAATTTAATATTATGAACGAAGCTCAACAAAAAGCCTGGAGTTGTTTAATTGATAAAGAACAACAATCATTATTCCTTCAACTATCAGAAAGTAAATCTTCATGGGAAGCTGGTGAAATTTTAAAGTTATCTCATTACAAGTATCTTGAAATCCGGGAACGGTCAGAGAAATTCTTTAGGCTATTCTCGGATTTTTTTGAGAAACACACTTCTATTTTTCGACCAGATTGCCCCTGTGAGAGGAATTTCCAAGATTATATGGAGGGATGTTTAGAGAAACGATTAAAAAGAAAAGAAGCAAGCTTATTCACAGGAGACTCAGCTCAATTACTCCCAAAGGTAAACTCTAAAAATATAGAGAGAAACATGAAGAGGTTAAAGGAGTCTGAGGATGAATGGGACATAGATACTCTAAGATTAATTCTTGAATTTGATAGGTGGAATAACTTTAGAATACTTCCAAGGATGCTACAACAGCCATCTGCATTTAAAAGGCGGTCGAATAAGAAGGATAAGATATATATCAAGTATCTTCTTAATAGAGTACCGGATTGGATGCACACTAAACTCAAGGAAAGGTTTAGGTATAAAGTAAAACCAGGAAAGAAAAAGTATTGGGTAGCTTTAATATCTGAGGACCTATATACCGATGGTTATCTATTGTTACCAGTAAGACCTTTGGATGAAGTAGTAGATGAATTTAGTAGATTCTACATGTATGTATTTAAAACTAAAGATGATGCTGATACCTTTGGTTTTATGGTATCTAAGTTCATGATTAAAACCGAATCTGTTAAGCTTGGACAAAAATTCTGGCCAGAGTACCGTTGCTGTGTGGAAAAAGCAGTAAACTATAATCAAGTGAACAACATAGAATTCAATATTAAGAAATTGGATATGGCTTATAACACACATATCAAGAGAAAGCATAAAAAACCTAAATCCACTGCTGCGAACCGAGCAAAAACCTCGGATTTTTATAAAAATAAATAGAGAAATAAGATAAGATTAAATTATTTATTCTTATATTTGCAAAGAAAATAAATGAATATTTAAAAATATTGATGATATGGCAAAAAAGAGTAGAAAAGACATGAAAGCCCCATCCAAGGAGAAATCAAATTTCCTTGGTGCTTCTGGGAGAAACATGACTTATAAGGATTTAAAGAGAAAGGCTATCATATTAGGGATGCCTTTCCCTGATGCTTGTTCTGCTGGGGTATTTGACTTATTACATTATATCAATGTATCAGAAGAAAAGCCCGATAAATCGTTAATTGATAAATATGACGATTGGATGGATAAGCAATTAGAAAATATTGGGTATTCGAAAGATGACCCATTAAGAAATTCTCGATTAAGGCTTGGGTTTCTCGGAGAAGAAGGGGAAAATGGGCAAAGAAGAACCAAACGAGTTCCTGGGATAAAGAAACCTCGAGAAAAGAAACCACCAAGAGAGAGGGATGAATTTAATCTTATCAAGGGTACAAAGAAATCTTATGTATTCGAATTAACTGCAAAAGGTTTTGAACTTGATAGAGTTATTCGGAGAATGAAAAAGAAATTCCCCGAAGCAAATGAGAAATCTATCAATCTTTGGTATAGAATGGCAAAGAGGAATATAAATGGTAAAACTAAAGGAAAGTAACAACGGACCCATACGACCAGATAGGTATTATATATGGACTTGGAGACCAGATACCACCAATAAGATTGTTACTGAAAAGAAATTATATAGGAAACATCTAACCGGTATACCATACTTTACTAGACATCAAGTAAAGGTTACCTTAGTTTATCTTTATGGTGTAGATGTTCTTCAGTATATCCATATAATATCTGGGAGGAAACTTATAAAACAAGGCATTAGAGAATTATCCGATATGAATGGTAAACTTCTTAAAAAGGGTAGTACTAAATTCTGGTTTAAGGGTAAATTCGTAAAAGCAAGGAAGTTCATAATGCCCGATGAATATCACATGGATAAACACCGACGAAGAAGATTTATGGTACAAATGCACCGAGTCTTTAAGTCTAAAGGAAAAAAGGAATTCAATGAAAGGTACTCAATCAAACTCTATGGACAACGGCAAGGCATATCTCCCAAGTATACAAGGCAAAAGAGATTACAAATCAATCTTGCTATCCTACAGGATTTACAACAGGCTGAGTCAAGAGGAGAAAAATAAATTCAATCTGTTATTCCTGCAGTATCCCCCATTGGTAGGTTCATTGGCTTTATATTTAAGAAAGAAGATGAACATCCCAATACAAAAGGTACTATTTATCAAAGCACAAAGGGATATGCTTGAAATATTCGATGAGGCATCACTTAAATTTTTAGGGTATTTGCCTAAAGAAAGGTTTATTAAGAAGTCTTTATTATTTCAAGGGTTTGTTCCATTAGAGAGTATTAAACTTAGAAGGTCTTATGCTTATATAATGACAAATAGGATGATAGAAAATAAAATATGGGTCTACCCAATTCGATTATCCGATAACTATAAAACAATGATAAAAGGGAAATACAAATCCTATACCGAAGTATTTGGGAAGGTGGGTATTCCTGGGATAACTAAAATTAAATATAGCAATGAATAATAACGAAGGTTTTAAAATCACAGCACATCAACCAGCAAACCCATTTGCAGGTAAGAAGTTTAAGATAGTCACTTATCAAGGTGACAAGGAACTTGCCTCTCAGGCAATAACCATTGAATCTCAATTAGAATTAAAGACAACTCTAGATGAGATAAAACAATTCAATATTGCTCAGGAGGAATTAGTAAAATCTGGGTATACTCAGAAATCCATACTGGTAAAGAAACTTATAACAGAGTGATATAAATAAATTATTAACCAACTTAAACATTACGAAAATGGCTAAGAAGAAAAAAGAAGTGGAACTGAAAGAAGTTTCCAGAACAGAAATCAATGGTGCAATCATCATTAAGTACGAAGACGGCTCAGTAAAGATTATCCCTGCTCCTATCATGCTTTCTGCCGAAGAAGCCGAAGACCTTTTCGGTTCTGAATCCGATGACGAGGAAGAAGAAGAAGAGGAAGAACTGACCGGTGAAGAACTTGCCGAAATGGACTTCGAAGAACTTGAGGATGTCTGCGACGACAAAGATCTTGAAACTGACCCAGACGATTACGATGAAGACGACGTCGAAAAACTCCGTAAAGCAATTGCCAAAGAACTCGGTCTCAAATTGCCGGCAAAGAAAGAAGCCAAAGGTAAGGGCAAGAAAGGGAAAAAGTAATCTGGTAACTGTATTCAAGATTTAAAAGAAGGTAGGGAAATTTCCCTACCTTTACTATCAACTATTAATAAACGTAGAAGTTTACTTATAATAACCATTAACTTATAAAACATTAAAAATTATGGCAACAAAGAAATCAGACTCCAAGAAGAAAGGAGATAAGGAAAAAGACCCCGAAAAAGAAGCTAAACGTAAAGCTCGTCAAGAGGCACTCAAGAATCGGCCGGCTGAACAACGCCCTAACAGCAAGCAAATCGACGTTATTGCCATTAACGACAAATCCAAGGTAATGAACTTTGGTTATGCCGTTAAGAACAAGGAAGGCTATCAGGGTGTAGTGGTTACTTCTGTATTGGTTACGGATGGCAAACCGGTATCAACTTCAGTTTCATTCGTTCCAGGAACTCTTACCGTTAAGTCTAAGAAAGGACATGGCGTTATTTGTTCTCCGAAAAACAAAAAGGCTAAGGAAGAAGAAGAGGAAGAATCAGAAGATTAAACTCTAACTTACTAACTACTATCCCATATGTCTGCTATATAAATTTAGAGTTTAAGTTCATATGAATAACATCTACACTTAGGACGTTGTTCAGCCAAAAGCTCATTGCCTGCGAAGGTAGTGGGCTTTAATTTTTTATACCCATGGAAGAAGAGAAATTAGCAATTCGAAAGAATATTCGAATACTTGCATTGGATAATCTAATAAATACTTATACTGATGTACTAGAAGATAAAGAATTAAACCTGGGACCAGATGAAAGGGAACTTGCCATCAATATAATAAATGAGGCAAGAGAAATGCTATCAGAAGAAACTCAGGAAGTATCTAACCAAGTAATGCAAAGACCCAAATGGAAAAAGACTTAAGATTATTAGTGGGAAACATTAATCAAACTCTCAGAGAATTAGATTATGTTTCGTACCTTAAAAAGGTAGCTCTTAGTAAGGGTAAGAAAGGCGAATACCAATCCCATAGGTTGAAGAGTAATTATCTGAAAAGAAAACTCATATCTCTTAAAGGAGCCCTGAATAAAAAACTTCATGGGACTTATATTGTTGCCCAATTTAATTTTATAAGGGGGGAACAGAAAGAAACTTTTGAACAAACTTTTACGGACTTATCTCAGAAAGAGGTAGAAGATATACTTCAACTCGAGGCAGTTTTAAAACAATGCAGTTTAGAAATCCTAGAAATTAAAGAAATCCCAACCCAAATTAGGAAGGTATAACTATGGTATTATGTAAATAGGAAATTCAATTATTCACCTAATATAAATGAAAATGGCTAAGAAAGACGAAAAGAAGAGTAAATCGGAATCCAAGACTCCGGAACTCACAAAGGCTAAGAAAGCTTTGGATGCTTACCTTAAAGAGAACAAGTTGGACCCTACTAAGGATTGGACCAAAGACAAGAAACATGGTAAAAAGGTTACCGAACTTGTAAACAAGCTCAATAAGGAAAGAGACAAAGTTGCTGCTGCCTATCCTGAAGCTGACCAAGAGAACAACAAGAAATTGGTAAAACTCCAGGAAAAAGAGAAGAAGGAAAAAGCTGAGAAGAAGGCTGCCAAAGAGAAAAAGGAAAAGAAAGGAAATGGTGGTAGAACAGCTACCAAATACGATTATCCTCTCATCGACGGCAGAGAAATGACTTCGGCTGAGAAGAAAAAATATCGTATGGAGCAAAGAAAACTTGCTTCAGGTAAGGCTCCCAAGGAGGAAAAGGAAACTAAGAAAAAGAAGGAAGAAAAGGTAAAAGAAAAACCGGCTTCCGATAAGAAAGATAAGAAGGCCAAAGACAAGAAGAAAAAGAAGGCCGCTAAAGAAGAAGATTAATAAGAGCACTTTTTACTTTTACTTATCATATTTTTGAGTATTCGTTAATAATGGTAGAAGGCCTGGCAATATAAAAATTGTTCAGGCCTTTTATTTTCTAATTAAGTCGAAAATGGAACAAGAAGTATATAAACCAAAACTTAGAATCACTACACTATCAGAGAATGGTACTCCCTTATCTGATAGGTTGGTAGATGCCTATACCGAGATGAATTCAGGTCCAAAGGTACAGCATAACGGTCCCATAAGAGTAGAAGTAACTCTTACTAATAAACAAGATATTGATAACTTCAAAGAATACTTAGATAGGTTATCTGGTACATTGCCTGCTAAGGCACCTAATGTTGGCAGAGGAAGACCTGCAGGGTCTACAACTAAGGAATTGGAATCACCAAGGGAGGACATTCTTGCAGATGTAGAGAAAATGATTGAAGAGGGTAAAAGCCAACAAGATATCATTAAATATCTTAGGGGATTGGGATTTGTATTTATCCTTACTGAGGACTTTCTATTTCACTTTCCTGGATTTGAGTTCAATAAAAAGGATGTGGGAGAAGCAACAGACAATAAGCAATATCCAAATTCATTCTCTTGGATGGCAAGATGTATCAAACGGGCTAAGGACCCAAAAGCAGATAAATTTGACCCAATGGTAATCTTTGGTTTTAGCATACTTGGGGGACCATCGAAAAAGATTATCCCTTATCTCTATAAGGAAAGGAAGAAACCATTAAGGGCCCAAGTTGGTAAAAACGTAATCTCCTTCTCTCAGGCAGAATTCACTAAACTTCCCAAGTATATGTTAGAATCCGAAAGGATTAAGTTCTCTACTGAACAGAGACAATTGCTTCTAAGTCCAGAAAAGAAGCCTTCTAAATTCTTCCTAAGATGGGTAAACGATGCTATATTTCCAGACTCCATAAAGGAAAAGATGGAAGAAATCAAGAACCGCTAACACTTACCTCCGTATTTATTAAAAGAGTATTTTATATAAAATAATTTTAGTATATTTGCATAAAGAAAATTTAATTATGGACAAGGAAACAAAAGACATCGTAAAGCTCATTGCTGGTATTCAGATTGAATCACTCAACTCAATCAAAGAGGACGTTAAAAATGGAAATGATATTGCCCAAGACTTAATCAAAAAACTCCTTCAGATTGAGGATGACGAAATAATTCGAGCACTAGATGAGCACATTGAATTATACGTGGAAATCGAGAATACTCCTCAACTGATAAATATGCTAAGTGAATACCAAATGCTGGTATGCTCTCACATATTATTCAGAATGGAAGATGAATGGGTACATACTAATTCTCAGGGAGTACTTGGTACCTGGGCAATCTTCCAAAGGGCAAATCTCAAATTCCACCCAGAACTAACACTTTTAAAATTTTAATATATACATGGAAAAGAACGAATACTTAGAATCAGTAGAAATGAACACTGGAGTCGAAATGATTCCTTGCGAATCCTCTAATATTGAGGGCTTTGGTTATGACTCAAAGAAGAAACAACTTTGGGTTGCTTTTAAAGGTAATCGAGTTTATCGCTATGATGATGTACCTTATGGAATCTGCAACGGTTTACATCAAGCAGAATCAAAAGGTAAATACCTTGCAAAGAACATTAAAAATAAATTCGAAACTACAGGTTATGAACTCCGGAACTAAAATAACTAAGGGTTTATTAATTGCCATAGGAGCAATGCTACTTTACTTAGGGAGTAATAATAATGCCCCCATAGAGGAAGTGAGCATTGCTCCTTCTCGTTTAGAAAGTCCCTTGACCAGGTTACATTATCTTTCAGATAGCATGGGCATTAAACCAAAAGAAGAGAAGAAGCAATGGTATAAATATAGGGTAGAAATAGAAACGATTCCAGAAAATCAAATCTATAAGATTGAGAAATCTGGATACCAGCAATATGAAGTTTCTAGATTGGGTGAAACTTATTCTTATGTAACCTACGAATTTACCTCAGACAAGGTAATGACTACTCAAGAAGCCTATGACTTCGTAAAGAAATATCCTGAAAGATGTACAAGGGTACCCAATACATCACAAGATAACATTTACGATAAATATAACGAGGATTATGAAGATTACATAAATGATCCAGAGGATGAAATTAACTATCCTCCAGAAATCTTCGACTTCCTAGCCGATTAACCTTAGCAAATATAAAAATTTATTCGATTTATTTTTGTAATTAAAATATAATGCTTATATTTGCAATAAGAAATCAAATTACTAACATTTTAAATATAGACATTATGAAAAAGAATGAAACAAAGGTTACTAACCTGGTTGCAACTAAGGTTGCCGAACAACTTGAAGGAATTAAAAATTCTAAGACTGCTAAGGCTTCTGCTCCTAAGGCCAAAAAGACTAAAAAGGAATTGGTACAAGATGCTCAAGAAGCTGCCACTAATTTTTCCAATGCCAAATTGGTAGAACTCTCTCCTAAAACCAAAACTTCCAAAAAGGAACAGGTTGTCAAGGAAGTTAAGGAACAACAAAAACCATCCATCATCGAACAGGTAATTTCTAATCGGGAAGTTAAATACGTATACCCTGCCGATGTAGTTGATACACTTGCTCGGAAGAAATGGAGACAACAAACTCGAAACGAACTCCATCGATTGGAACTTGCAATGGCTCGTATCAAGGACCAGAACTCCAAGGAATTCAAGGCTGCTGCTAAAGCATACGAGGACTTCAGAAAGAAGGTCCTCAAACCAGAACAAGTTGCATAAACCTTTATTAACCAGGTGCCCGGGATAATTACCTGGGCATCTCAATTCATACAAAATGGATTACACTATCTTCTCTGATAAAGAGATGCTTAAGCAGGACAAAGAATTGGTAGAATTACATAAACGATGTTGTAAGTCCTATCTAATCCAACATTCACTTAAGCACTCCAAGATTAAGAAGTTCTTTATCGTTTACGATTGGTATATAAATACTGATAACGTAAGGAATTTCTTTTTCAGGCCTATAAACCTTTTCATTCAGGTATTGCTTTTAGGGCAACTTGATGAAATATCCGATTACATTAATCCTAACAAAAATGGGAAACGAAAAAAGAAACGAACCAGAAAAGTATAACGTACTTTATTGCAAAGGTAAATATCAGTACAAATCTAAATATCCCCAAATAGAAACCAAACACAAGGTTATCTATGCAGGGCCAGTAGAACCAATGGCACCCATTTGGGATAATGTATTGGATATATTAAGGAAGTCTGATAGAATTTGTACTGAATCTCGAAGAGAATTAAAGAAGTTAGAGGAACGTTCACAGAATAACCTCTATTTCAAGAAAAATGGTATTACTCACATAATCGTATACAAATGTTTAGAGAAATAGTTAAAGACCTATATATAGGCAAATCGAAATTAACCATAGAATGTAACCAAAGGGAAATACCCCAAACTACTTTGGTTCAGGATGTATTACAGAATACAGGATTTACAGGCAATATGCCCGACTATGGTACCTATGGTAATTTCAAGGATGGGAAATTTGAGATTACTCCAATGATGCCTAAGCATTGCTTATTTATTACTGGGGTACCCAAAGGGGCAATCCTTGATAATTTCCGAGTTAGAAGAACATATTGGTCCTCTTATTATGAGGATGATGTAAGAGGGTACTTATTTCAAATTACAGATGAAAGTATACCTCGTTTAATAATCACAAACTAAATCTATATGGAAGCAATCGATTACGTAAAATTATTTAAGCTCGACCAAGAGAATTATGATTTTAAAAGGGAAGAGTTTATATCCGAATTAGGTAAAGAATTTCTAGATTATTGCCAAACCACTACAATTGGGATAGATAAAAAGACTGGCAATATATACTACTACCGATTTAGGGAAATAGTTAAGAATTTCGAAACTAAATTCTGGGCAATCTCAGAACTTAAAATAGGAGAACCATTAACCCAGAAATTATGGAATGCCTTTTTCGCTACTCAGGTAGTTCCTTTAAGGCAAAGGTTATTCCCAAAGGTTCAGAAATTAATCGAAGAGCAAAAGTGGATAACCAATAACCGTAGTAAACAAGACAAAAAACCTACGAACCATAAAAAGGCAAACTATGGCAAGGGAAATCACAGACCTGCATGGGAATAAATTTAAGGTAGGAGATTATAAACTTTGCCTTAATATTCCCATCACTGGGAAAGGTAATTTAGTATTCACCAGGGACCTAATCTCTGGTGAACCTTTTAATTTATCAGTAAGTAAGAAAAAATATAAGGGATATTTCTATAACCTATCTTTGAATTTGTATGTAAGGTTCGATTTAGAGTATATGGGTTATGATGAAAGTTCCGATATCAGAAAATCTCATTTGTATGTCAGAAAAGGAAAATAAAATGGTAAGATTCCCAAGACCTATGGGGACTACTGCAATGGCATTAGAATATCAGAAGAACCCAAATGATGAACTTCTGATAAAGATACACAACTACATTATTAATCAATGGCTGATGGGTAATGGAGTATTATGTGGTATCACCTATGATATCAATACATTCTCATACCGTATGGGTATAGATATTAACTACATACGGGTATTTATGAGAGATAGGCTATTAAGCTCTAGAATATGGGATAAAGAAAAAGCAGAAGATTTACTTCAAGCGTTAATGGGAGAACAACTAGCATGGGCATTAGAAGACCGTATGGAAATAGCCCATCAGGTTAATATCCTAAGAGAATCTCAGGGAGGGAAATATGTACCGTTTATATCTGCCGAGCTGGGAAAGGCCCTTAAGTTAAAGCTTGAATCCTCTACATCATTGCAGTCTATCGTACGTAATCTCACTGGAGGAAGTACTACGAATATCTTTGCCCAATTTAATCAACAGAACAACGTAACACAGCAAAATGCAATCACTGTTGAAGAGGCACGTCAAATCGTATTGGAATCACAAAGGGTATTAGATAAACCAGAAGAGGCTAAACTATTGGAAGACAGGTATGACATTAAGTCATTACCCGAAGTAGTTGCTACTAAACAAGAAGGAGTAGATACAAGTAAAGAGGGTCTTAACCTTAATAAAGCAGAGTTAATGCAAATTACTGATGATTATAAGGGAGCTATGTCTTCATTCTCTAAAGAACATCATGAACTACGTAGAGAAATCGAAATGCGTATAGACCCAGACGAAGAAGACCCAGAGTTATATCAATATGAAGACTTTGAGAAAGAAGAGAAAGAGGACGGCTCATTTGCATCTCAATTCCTCCGAAATAGTAAGCTTCCATAGTTATATCCGGATATTGCATATTTAAAAAGAAAGAATTATATTTGCATATCAATTTTAAAATAGACAAAAATATGGAACTACCAAAGACATCTTACAAAGAGACTCAGGTTAACAAGGTTAATCAGGGTACATACTTTAAATTAAAACCAACTGATACTGCTCCAGTATGGGTAAGAGACCATTATGATAAATCATCTAAGACTTATGCTTGCCATAAGTATGATGACTCAAATCACGAAAAATTTCTCAAGGGAAAAAGGAAAATATACATTGACTTTACATTTTAATCACATGAACTTATTTAGACGAAAGAGATGCTGTAGTGAACTCATTGCTATTAAAAATGGCAACTTAGTATTCAAATTGAGTAATACTCATATCAATGCTGCTTATAATACTTTACAGGCAATAATGAGGAAATCGGGTATATTCGATGAGAATCTATATTTCGATGTCTATCAGGAATATCGGAAACATTATGCTATATACGACGTAGTACCATCGTTGCTAAGGTATAAGCTACCATTGATATTTTCAGGTAGATATCCTAAAAATCTATTCGATAATCAGTTTACCTTTGAGGAATTGATACCTAATGCTTTGGTATATCATAACTTACCAGAAAATTTCAGATTACCCGAAAGCTTAGAGAAAATCCTTTTAGAAGTCAAGAAAAGGGTATCTGCTTATATAGACCAAGAAGATATATCAGACCAGGGTTATAGGGATTTGGTTCGAACAAATTTCGTAAAACAATGGGATGTATTTAGAAAAGACCCATCTCTTATAGATTGCTATATGGATGCTCAATTGGGCATGCTATATATGTGGGCTAGAGTAGAAAATAAAACAATAGTAAAGAACATAATCGAAAGAACTCAAGATGAACTAGCTCAAGAGTTCTTATCTAAAAATGACGAATATGGAAAATAAAGAAAAGTTTGCCTTCAGAAATGTAAACATGTCTCAAGGTGTAGAGGTAGAATTTATTAAATTGCTTACCTCATTAGAGACTAAAAGTGATGAAGATATTATTAAAGCTTTTAAAGCTCAATTATCTTCTGGAGTATTAACTTGCCATGCAGAAATGTTATCTAGAACACCAAATCAGATAATATTTCAAACATCTCAATTCAGTAAACCCTATAACTTTTACAAAAACTGGGAACTATGGGTATTCTCTAATATCCTGGGTGTATGGACTCTAAATAGGTTTAGGATATGATTACAATGAAAAACCTCCAAGTAGAGGATATAAAAGATGAATGGTTATATAATGCCTTAACACAGGGCATCAAGGAATGTATAACTGCTCCAGTCCTAACTTTGGACCCAACAAAACCAGAACCCATTAAGAGGGCAGAAATGATATTAGAGAATTTCTCTCAGGAGGATTCTCCAGTAGTAGCTACAGTGATTGCCCCAGGCAATTTCATACAGATGATATTACCGAAACATGAGATACTTCTCTCGGTAATGTTTATCTATAGAGAGAGAAATACCTATGTACAACTCATAATACAAAAACTTGCTTATGAACGAGAAAAGATTACCACCAAGACTAATGGTTCTGCTAGTGGTACTGAAGGGTGAAAAGGTATATAAAGTACCAATTAGGTCAGAGATAGAATTAGACCATTTAAAGGATTTCAATACACTAAGAAGAATCCTTACTCCTTTAGTACAACTATATCATGGAGTAGGTTTTGATACTAGACTTACTTACGATGAATTCAGTATCTTCATTAATGACCTACAACATTTGGGATATGAACGGTTAGATGAATATTCCTCGGGTATACAAGAATTAATAGAAGCAAAACCCATTACTGAGAATGACCAAGATGTTGAGAAAATACGAAAAGGGTTACTTATCTCTCTTAAATCTCAGGAGTTATCAGAGGTATTAGCTACTAAACTAAAGCAAGCCATACATGAAGTATTTGAAAACGAAAAGAAGAAAGGTGGACTAATGAACAAGGAACCCTCTTTAGAACCTATGGAGAGTTCAATTATAAGAGAGGCTCTATATTTGCTAACTCCCCAATTACCTTAATAATTGAAAGGCAGTGGATTAGACTGCCTTTCATAGCGTGTACACATCCTCAGCCTCCTTAAAAATAAAATAGATATATTTTTCTATAAAAATAAAAATGCTTATATTTGCATATCATTTTAAAAATAGACAAAAATATGAAAACGAACTCAGTAACTTACAATCAAGCAGACGAACTAACTAAGGTAGTTCGCAATTTCTTAGAAAAGAAATCTACATTTGAACTTGACTCTGATGAACAGGGTAGTCTTCTTAATTTCCTAATGGGACTCTTAATCAAACTAGAGGATGATTACAAACTCAATTGCTTGGATATTAATCAGGTACAAATCTATGATACTACCTATTATTCTTTCATTTTCGAATCAATCATAACTGCCGATACTAATCCCTATAAGGGGCAATTAGCATCTGCTGCAGTTCAATTCATGAATGAATTTACCGATAACGATGGGAGGTTCATATCATTCAATCAACTCGATAGAAACAACTGGATTTTCCAACTTAATTTCTCAATCGCATGACAAAGTATAACGTTAGTCCATTAGTTGCTCGGGAGATAGAATTCTCCACGGGCACTATCTTTGGTGGTAGTTGGTGCCGATACTTTATTTCAATCACCCTACATCAATGCTATATAGAAGCAACATGGAAGACCCGTCCTAAAAATGATTTAGAGGGACACAAAGAAATCTTTAACTCTTTACAGGAGTATCTAGATTGGTTTGCTAATCTTAAGAAAACTTACGGAAGGAGAATATCCCGTAAACAAATGGTATATGCTGCATACGATGAAACAACACGTACCTTCAGTTACAAACCCTACGAGAATTGGGCTACAAGACGTTCTAAAGAGAAATTAAATAAGCCCAAGGAACCAATGCTGGCCGATGAATTATACTAATCCCTAACCAGTTAATATACCTCAGGGAGTTCAGAAACACTAACATCTGGGCTCCCTTAATTATTGCATATTTAAAATATTATTTCTATATTTGCATAGAGAAAAATAAATATAATTATTAACCGACCTCGAACGGGGTCACAAAACTTATTTCTTATGACAACTATTAACGAAATCTCAAATCACATTATGGGTTACTTTGATGGAACTCTTGATGCTTTTGGTTACACTGCTCAATCAGTTAACGAAATCTCAAATCCGGATGAATCATATATGGGAACTCTTAATCTTCAATTCCGGGATTATCCTATAGACGATGACGAAAAGGTAGAAACCTACTGCAGAGAATCCGATGCTTTTGAACAGGTAGTTCTTGATTACATCAACGAATTGCTTCAAAAGGAATATTATCCTAATGCCGGTTACCAATTAGAAAAACTCAATGATAACCATCACTTTATGGCAAATCATGGAGGAGATACTATCCAGGTACATTTCAATGATGAATCCCTTTTCATTATCATTACCATGACAGGGCAATATTAACAAAATCTTCTGGGAGGCACTCAAAACACCTCCCAGAACCTCCCTATTTATAAAAATAAAAGTAGTTATAAAAACAAGTTTAGAAATAATTTTGTATATTTGCAATGAGAAATATTTCTCAAATAATTTTAATATAGACACGTTATGAAAGAATTAAAAAATTTAGAGGCCATCCGGGAACTGCTTGCTTCCCACCCCATTTATACTTATGATTACTCCGATGGCTTGCACATTAACAAGGAAGCTACCAATATCCAGGTTTATTCAATCGACTTAGAGGATGAACCTTTTGCTGCTTATATCTCAGGATATATCATCACATATGCTTCAGAGGAAGTTCTCTTCGAAAATCTCCGGGAAAACATTATTTCTCACATGGACTTAACAAAGGGTGCCGACGACCAATACTATGATTATTCACCCGCACAGGTAGAGGCTATCTTATTCGGAATCCTTCAATTAACCCCAGAACATCAGGATTATATCATAACCGGACTCAAAAAACATCTCCGGGAATTTATTCAAGACGATGAACAAGATGAGGACATGATATCCCAATATACCAATATCTACAATGCTATCGAAAAATGGGAATCAGACCACAGGGAAACAGAAATCTTCCAACAACTTGCAGTATCAGAATTATTTAACCAACTAAATAAATAATCACTATGGTAAACTTATATAAATTACTCAACGTACTGGAACAGGGCATGTCTCTGTTCCAACTTAATAAATGGAAAACCGAAGGCATCTGGTATCCAATCACCCAATACAAAAAGGAATCAGATGAAATACAGGTAGTAACTAACCTATTTATTGCTGACCAAGAACAGTATCATATCCAACTATCAGGTAATTATCCAGAAGAATTCGATGACTGGAATAACTTTCTAGAGGAAAACCAATGGAAAATCTACCCATTACTTGCAAACATAATGCAAGTCTTCTTGCCCACAGGGAACTATCAAATATTCTATACTCAATATCCACAGGGATTCATATCCATAATCGCTAAGCCCCATGATAAGTAAAGAACTCAAATCACAATTAAGTATTCTCAAGGAAACTAACCCAGAATATATTCAAACCCTAAAGGATGCCGTTACGGCATCCTATAAGGCAGAACTTCAGGCAATCAAACCCAGTTCTACCGAAGAAGAGGAACAACTCAATATCGAACTCAAGGACATAGTATTAAAAATACTATTTGGGCCTTTCTATAACTATTTCGTATCAGAATACGTAGTATCAGATACTATATGGGAAGAACAGGATAAACTAATCGAGGACTTATATTATTACTTCAAATCATGACACCGTATATTCAACAACAACTTAAAAAGCTATGCGATAATCCAAATTGGTATGACGATATGCTCATCTCATGGGATAAAAACCCAAGAAATCAAAGGGAAGCTATTTATAACTACCTTTCTCATGTACAACTAAATGGGTTACTAGAAAACACTCAGATAGTTTTTACATTCATAGATGGCTACATGAAACCAGCTTTCTATTTCGAAATTCCCAGAGATACCAATCGATATCTTATACTGGGAATCCTCGATGAAGCAGGTTATCCTCATTGCTGCCTATTAAGCCAACCAAAACAAGTGTTTAACCCTCAACTCAATTAACATCATGAAACTAACAATAACAACTCTAGTAATCATTGAGGATATTACAGATTTGTCTGTACCTGAGAGAAGTATATGCTATCATTCATTCTTTGAAGACATAGAGAAGGCTAAAAAGGAAATCATAAATGACGTAAATCAGGTATATGCTCCAGGTGTAAAGTTCGAAACTATTGAACAAATCCAAGAATACTTCGATTATGTTCATCTCGAATCCCAAGAGATAAATCTTATTAGTACAACCACTGCTATAAAACAAATCTAATATGGAACCAATCATAACAGTAAACGATTATCCAATCGGATGGGAATGGCTAGCCAATGTACCTCTAGAAGACTTTAACTGGCTCATAGACATATTTGCTACGATGACCGATAATACAGATACTTATGACTTTGTATTTTATGAAGATTCAGAAACCTTACCAGGACATCTGAAGAGGATATGCTCAGTAGACAAGATACCCTTAGCTAACTTCCTAAACGAGGACCAAGGCTATGAATCAGGTATATCCATGTACGGTCACTACATAGCATGCAAATGCCTTGACATATCCTCAGAAGAGGAATACATGAATCAATTAACCGATATAAGAATCCTAACTAACGAACTAGAACCATGCTAACATCAGGTAAATTCTTAGTATCATTTGAAGTACCAGGCCCACTACCTGGTACTACCGAAGGCTTCTGCGAAGAAATGAACGTAGTGTACAGAACTGAGGAACTTAATACCTACCTCCGCTACCCCAAACAAGAAATAAACCCAGGGCATAAACATAGTACCTACATAAGGCTAAAGCTAAGAGAAATCCTCGAAGTAAACCTAACAGATATAACCATAATCGATATAATATCACTACCATGAACACTATCTATCACATAATCCGAATAATCCTATCCGTAGGAACTATCCTAACCCTCATACGCAATGAGAAAATATACCAAGCCCACAAGCATACCCACCCAACAAACAAAATAAGGTATATCATCTCACAGCTAATAATCCTAACCCTATACACCTCATCACTAATCCTGGTATCCTACACATATAGGATTATACTAAGATACATATAATAATACTAAAAATTATGAAATCACTAATTCTACTCATCGTAACGATCTGGCTTCTAATCCTAAATGAAGAAGCCTACCTAACAAAGAAATTCATCTACAGAATGAATTTAATCATAATCCTTTTAGTATATGCCTTCATACAGGTATACCTAATCGAATAAATACCCACAAGGTACCTGGAATAAATACCGGGTACCTCCCACACCACCCAACACAAAAATAAAACAAAATCATACTAACGCTAACTAAGGTACAATATCTACCTATCCCCTCTATAACTAATATACCATCTATTAATATAATAATACCTAATACACATATACCCCTTATTATACTACATACATAATCAATATACCATAATACATATCAAGGTACCTCGCCGGGGGTTTTGGGGATTTAGGCAAACAAGGCAAGTGATAACCCCTCTACTATACAAAGCCACTCAACTCACTATATAGCCACTATACCATATAGCTCTACTACACACTTTAAAGGCAAACTCAAAAAGGCCTATGTGATGATAATTTTTCGTCCCCTAATGGCCTCTTATTTACCTTATCCGAATTACCTTACCAAGCACTATTATATAATACATATCAATTAAAAATTCAAGGTAAATATGAAACACAGAACTCACCCCAAATTTCCTAAGTATAGGATTTATGCTGACGGTACCATAATCAACAAACGTACTGGGCATACTCTAAGGCGTAAATACGCTTTGAAGATAATGAACGAATCTAATCAAAGAGTCCCAGTAATTACACCCAAATTAATTGCTGAAGCCTTTCGTATACCTAACCCAAACCATTATAAGTATATTAGATATATTGGAGAATAGAGAATTTATATTGGGCAAGCTATACTCATAAGCCAGATAATAAATCCAAGTTAACCCCTAAAATTAAAAAGGTTATAAAGGATGTATCTCAAGGCCAAGTAGTTATAATTAATATTGATAGGGTAATTATAAGGAAATAGGTAATAAGGTCCTAGAGTTTATTGCAGTTATTGGCTAAGTATTTATATTAGCAATATTTGCATTAATTCTAGGACCTATGGTGTTATGGCCTTACTCCATTCATGGCCTCGGAGATTTAGGCAAATATAACTCAAGGCCCTCAATAACCTACGAAGGCAATTAGGGTTTATTGCATAATTAAAATATAATATCTATATTTGCATCAGATAAATAAAGTATTAATAATTAAAAACCCATTACCTATGAACACAGAAGAATTATCAAACCGATTAACACAAATCGTACAAGGCATTACTAATACTCACCCTATTAGGATTAAGGCTACTATCGAAGTTTTCCTTGAAGAATTTGACCCAAGCCAGAACTATCTCCTTTCTATTTCAGATATAGAAGGCTATGAGACCCAATTTATCGAATTCGAGATTTGGGACAAAAACGATGGTCCTATACCAGGTATCAAACTTTTCAAGGATCTCAACATATACCTTGAACGAGAATTTTGCGAATACTAACCTATAATACTTATCACAATGGAAACTAATTTCGAATACCTAGCTAAGGTTCTCAAGGATGATGCCATTGACACCTGGACTCTAAAAGAACAAGAAGAAATCAATAAACTAGACCTAACCCAAGGCCTACATATTTTCTTATATGATATCTATACCGGTATTATATCCCATTGCCAAACGAGTAAACCTACAAACCGAAAACCCATATATGAATCAGAACATATAATAATCCTAGACTCAGATAGTATAATAGGTTAAGAATATTGCCCAGGCCTAACTTAGGTTCTGGGTTTTTACTTACGCTAACTTAGTAAGCCCTTATAGGCTATCCTAATCTCTATAGGCTTACCATAGTCCCTATATGGCCTTATTGAATTAGGACCTAATAGGTTTATAGAGGGCAATAATAGGGGATATAGCTAATCGGCCTTAATTCTTTATCACCTTAGTCGATTAATGGCCTTCAATATACAGGTATATAATACACTCTCAAGAGGACAAGCATAAGCCATATAGGATTATTCCATATACATATCATATATGCCCACTACAAGGCGTGCGAAGATTTCCCTTGTGAACCTCCAAAATTAAGTGCAAATATTAAGTGCACAATATTTTTCATTTTATGAATTTTTCACGAAAATAATTTTGAAAATAAAAATATTCATTTTCTCAAAAATTTTTCTTGAAAATGTTTGTAGATTAAAATAAAGTTCGTATCTTTGCAATGTGAGAAAAACAAAGCGATATTTGAATGAATTTTTAATTAAAACTTTTTAAGAAAATAATTCTCTAAAAATTTTGTAGATTAAAAAATAGTTCTTATATTTGCAATACAGAAACGAAATAAATACTACCTTATTAGAATAGTTTAAAAAGTCTTGAGGGTCTATTTGAAAAGGTAATAAAAATAATAAATAATAAAACTTTCAAGCATTTTATTATGAAAAAGCAAATTAATAACGTGAATGTAGAAAAAGCAAGTACAAACGCAAAAGCAAATAGTTTAATTGCTTTAGACGTATTGAAAAGCGTAAAAGAAAAAAATCAAGGTCTTTTCAAAACGTCTTTAGGGACAAAAACAGAAATTTACAAAAAAGAACTTTTTGAGGGTGCAAACGAAAAGCAAATCAAATCGTTACGCAAAAAGTTTAGAAATGTAACTTTCAATTTTCTTTCCACGATTGCAAACAATGCAGATAAAAAACTAATTGAGGGATTTATGGACTTTTATAAACAAGTATATGCGCTGAATGATTTTTCATTTAATTCTATTGCATCAGAAAATACAAAAGAAGAAAAGAAAGCAATTCTAATAAAAGGGCTTGAAATAGTGAAAAACTCTTTGAAGTAAAAACAAATCAGAGTAGGGAAATATTTCCCTACTCACTTAAAACTTAAATTCTATGTTATTAAATATATTTTTATTTGTTGGTGTAATTTATTTAGCAATTCAATGTTATAGAGACTTAAAAGAAATTTTGAAAGATAATAACGAAACATTTAAAGATTGAAAGAAAGCAAAGGGATAAATAAAAATGTTTGTCCCTTACTTTTTATTTTCAAATGTTAAATTTAACGGAACCGTAGTCCGTTTTTAGTACCACAACTTTCGAAGCCCTCACATTAAGGGGTACCTTGAAGGCAAATACACATTTTAGTACCAGGAAATTTTGACACCTCGTATTAGAGGCATGCCCAGATATCCCACACCACATACATGCCCACATAACACACAAAGAAGCCAGAGACCTAATATCCCTGGCTCTCATCCACCTTATCCCTCTGGTAGATTACAATATCAAAGTTCTTTCTATAAACCAAACTTAAAAGAATATGGAAATAATAAACTTTAGAGCAGTGGAGAGATCCACCCAAGATGTATCTGTTACCATCAATAGGGGTAACTCTGAGAGATGGGATATCCAATCCCAGAAAACTAAATATGTAAATGGCAAATCGTCCGGAGTTATTGGGGTTGGATATACTGCTAGCATCAATAATACCTCGGATTATATTCTGGAGGAAGACAAGAGTAACAATCAGATTCAGATTACGGCATTAGCCGATGGTACTTCTGGGCTTTGTGTACTTACACAAAATGAATCTGGTAATAAAATAAATCTACACCTTACTACTCCTGAAGAAAAAGAATACTGGGAAATACGGTTTAATCCTATAACCATCAATGGAGTAGACACAAGTGCTTTTTTTGCTGCTACTACCAATATTAGTGGCGAAAGTGGATCTATGGCCGTTGATACCAGATATAAGAATTGGATAGTAAATCAAAATAGATATATGATTAATGTCTATATTTCTCCTATGTACCCGGGAAATTTCGAAATGTTGTCTTGGTCCTGCCTTGATAAAGATGGTAATGCTTTTTCCCCTAATTACAATATACCCGATAACCAATACTTTACAATAAAAACAACTGGCTTAGGTTCCTATACTCTTAAAAAAATTTCAACCCCCTCTGTTAGCAGTGGTACTCTTATACTCTCCAGTAGGTTTAACCCCACTAAAAAATATCCATTAGATTTGAACTTTTATTGGGGAGCTCCAACCTAAGACTTATATTGAGATTAAGATAATATCCCAATTATAAAAGCAATTACCCAGAGTATTAAAGTAAGGGTATATGCAACAGAATACCTATGCCAGGGATACCAGCAGGTAATATAAGAATCTACTTTTAGTATTTCTGGATGTTCTTCCTCGTATTTTTTATCCTCTTCTCTAGAACTGTATTTATGAAATACATAGAAGGGTAAGAATACGAGGAAAATTATTAAAGCAACTGGGAACAAGAGTAGGAGAAGAATCTCCCACCCTTGCATTGATGATCCAGCATAATTACCGTGTCTATCAAAAAAGAATCTCATAGCAACTTATGTTTTAGGTACTTGGTTAATAGGTAAATCGGAAATAGAGGTAATACTATCCATACCGATATAAATAATATCAGGGAATGAATCCTATGAGTGTACGGTAAATAATCTAAGCAAACCTTTACGAAGAATACCGTGAATGGCAAACATACCAAGTAAATTATAGCTAATACTGTAATCATTGTTCTCTGAAGTATTTGTTAATAATCTTGGTAAGTTTCTTATCGAAATCAATCATCATATCGAAAGCTTTCGAATCTTTCATACTTCTCATCCCTTTATCAAGTAATTCTATGTTTCTCTTAATTGAGAAATAGGCCTTATATGCAAGGAATACTCTTTCATTTTCTTCGGTAAGCGGACGAACTTCTCCCTTTTGCCCATCCAATCTTGGATATGTATCATCAGGACCCAAGGTTCTTGCAACTTTTACTCGGTTACTGAGCATTGCGAATCCACCTTTTTTATCAATAGATTCCACTGTAACTTTCTCAATGATGGGTCTTCCAGATAATGTGAAGAGAACCTCATCTCCCTCTTTGAGCTTTTTGATTTCTTTCTTTTCTTTTTTCATATCTTTATTTATTAAGAATTTTTCTTTATGCAAATATACGAAATTATTTCTTATTTATTGCATTATCTATTTTATTTTTTATAAATTCATAGGCATTGCCCCGATAATCTTCTAGCATTTTGTATTCCTGTGGAGATAGAAATATTCCGTTTACTTTAAAAGCATCTCTTAGATGTTCTGGTATAGTGCCTTGGTGAGCGATGTTATTATAACGGATAATGAAAAGTTTCTCTCGGTCTTCATCAATAACTCCCAGAGTGTTTACTGGTTGAAGTTTAGTTTGGTAAATACTACCAAAAGCCGAGGGCACCATTAAAATATTTCCGGGAATTTTAGTTACCCAGTGAGAATAATCTGGAGTAATTACCGCAATTTTACCCTCTTTCTCAAGCTCTTTATCATAAGCTAATCGATTAGACCAAAAAGCACATTGAAAACAAATTTGTTTTCTTGCCATAAGTTGAGGGATTTCCCGAGTTTCATCAAATTCCTCTAAATTAAGGGGCTTGCCACATATCTGGCACTCATTTTTCTTGTCCATATTGCATTATTTTATAAGTTATATATGATAATAGAACCTCGAAACATCCTAAAAATGGGTTATAAGCAATACTTTCGTTACTAATATTGAACCATTAAAACTGATAAGTTATGGATAAACTAACAAATGAGATGATTAAAGACCTTGCTACTCGCTTAGGTCTAGAACCTGCTCTATTGAAAGCTGTTCAATTGGTAGAAGCAGCAGGTAGAGATGGGTTTTTAGCTGATGGTAGGCCTCAAATCCTCTTTGAGGGTCACATTATGTACAAAGAAGTACATAAGAAATTCCCTGACAGAGATTTAGCTTACCTTTGTAAGAGATATTCTACGATTTTCTTCCCTAAATGGGATAAATCGAAGTACTTGGGGGGTGTACACGAGTACAAAAGACTCGAATTAGCCAAAGAAATTGACGAAGAATGTGCATTGAAGTCTGCAAGTTGGGGTATGTTCCAGATTTGTGGGTTCAATCACAACCTCTGTGAATGTAAAGATGTCTTCGAATTCGTTCATAAGATGTCAGAATCTCATGCAAATCAACTAGAACTCATGTATTATTTCATGAAAAACTCTGGTTGTTTGAGTAATCTCAAAGAAAAGGACTGGGCTGGCTTTGCCAGAAAATACAATGGTCCCGGGTATGCCCAGAATGCCTACGACCAAAAACTAAGAAATGCTTACGAAAACTTCAAAGATAAATTATGAAAAGATGTCATTTTAACAGCTGGGTAGCAAAAGTATTCCTTTTCCCCAGTTACAAAGCCATTACTCTGGTGTATAATTCATTCTTCAAACACAAAGTAGAAGATTGTAAACCCGATGATATCAATCATGAGCGTATCCACCAGGTACAACAGATTGAGTGTAGTATAGTCGGTTTGATACTTGGTATCATACTCTGGGTATTATTCGATATACCCTTCTGGTGGGTAGTAGTTCTCTGTTTTGGTCTCTTCTACCTTTGGTATATTATCGAATATCTTCTCATTCTGTGTTTTGCCAAATGGGATAAACAGAATGAAAGGTATCATGATGTAAGTTTCGAAGAAGAAGCCCACAATAATGATAAGAATCTGAGCTATCTGGAAGACCGTAAGCCATTTGCTTGGATTAAGTACATTAAATTGAGAAGCTACAAGAAATGAAAAAACTAAGGGTATTGGGAGTGTGCGCTGGACAGGGTGCACTCCTGTTCCCTTTTAAGAAGAATTTGTTAGGGAACATAGAGATAAGGGGAGTATTCCACACTCCGGGCGAAGAACAATGGGAATTAAACTTTGGAGATATACCGTTCTATAAGGGCTTTTGTTTACAAGAATTCGATGAGAAAGTAGACATAATTATATCAAGCCCCGATTGTGGAGCAGCCTCAGTAATGAGGTTATCTAAAGTAAAAGAATTAGGCAATCCAAAAGATAACCGTAGTCTTAATCTAGTAATTGCATCAATACTCAAGTATAAACCTAAGATATTTCTTATAGAAAATCTACCAAGACTGCTAACACTGCTTCCCAAGGATTTCTTTGAGGAAACATTCAAAGACTATAAATTAGTTTTTCACGAAAGGTCAGTTTTAGATTACGGAAACTCTCAGGAATCAAGGAAGCGATTACTCATCATTGGAGTACATAAAAAGACTGGTAAGAAATACTTGAATGCTTTTGATGAAGTATTTCGAGTAAAAACTCCAACAACTACTAGAAATTTACTTAAACCACTCACATTCTCTCAGAAAAATAATACTAACCAAATTCCGTTTATGAGTAAAACTCTGGCAATGTATGATTATCGAAAGCTTCCAGAGAAGAAGAATCTCACAGTAGCAAAGATACATAGGCTCTGGGTTAGGGATTTCAAGAATGAAAAGAAGTGGCCTATCAAAACTGCAAAGATGAGTACTCTTCCAGGAGTGTATCGATTGGAGTATGATAAACCTCCCTTAACTCTCAGACCTGCAGATAGGCAATTTAGACCCGATGGCTACCCTTTGGGAATCGAAGACTTCAAGGCAATTATGGGTTTCCCAGATAAATTTAAAATTTACCTTCACAAAAATGGTGATACCTTCGAAGAGGATTTTAAGGATTACCATTATTGGCTTAACAAGGCAAGGTATACAATTGCCAAGGGTTCGGTTTATGAGGTAGGTATTTGGTTTAAAAGATGCCTTAAAAGTGTACCCTAATTTCAGTGACCTCCCCCTATATATATAATGGCTATTAGCCAGGTAAGAAGGTAAGAAGGAAGGAAAGGAATAATTCCAAAATACAATTCTGAAAGGATAGGGATTGTTAAGGGAAAGGAAAACAAGCCACAAACCTAACTAATTGATTTTGAATGAATTAGGTAGTACCAAGACTTGGCAAATTGATGCCAAGTACCTGATTTAGAGCTAGTTGACTATATTCGTATGAACCTAAAAATTACAGTGATATGACTAAGAAAATTTTACATCGTTCGGAAGTTACACCGAAGAATCTGAAAGCAATCTTTAATACGGTTGCTGCTCTATATAACCGACTTGTTAAGAATCATCGAGGAAGAATTAAAGTTTCCATTACCGAAGATTCTAAGGGTTTGGAGATTAAGTTAAGAATACCGACTCTTGATTTGAGTTCAAGTATGAAAGTATTAACCCATCTTTGCATCGATAAGTTCATTGCCAAAGATAATTATCTAAAGTTACGAGATGAAGAAGACACTTAAAAACGTAGTGTTCCTTTTGCTACTAGGATTTACTATTTACCTTTGCTTCAGGAATTACAAACTTTCTCGAGAGGTTGATTCCCTGGAACTAGCGGTCAATGAAATCCCAGATACAGTATACACAGAGAAACCCTTCAAACCAGAGAAGAAGTACTCAGAAAAAATTGAACCAGGTAAAATCTTAGTTCATGATAATAAGCAGCCAACTCTCTTTCCTGATTCCATACTAAGGCAGCCAGTTATCAGTAACCAAGATTCCCTGGTTCAAATTGTTTTGAAGAAAGATAAGTTGAACTTAAGTCTGTTCAATAAGGAGACTAACACTTATTCAACTAGACTATTCCCAATCGACTTAGATAAGTACAACTACAACTGGTATGAAGGTCAATTAACTCGAAAGAAAGTTGCAAGGTTATCACTTAGTCCATACATTTATGGCAAATACAGACCTTTCAATAATCTCTTCGATATGGGAGCTGGTCTTTCAATCAAGACTAAGAGATTTAATTACAAATTCGGAGTCAATATCTTTTACTATCCGAAGATAAAATCTGGTATAGGTACTGACATCGAATTTCAAATAACGTATAACTTTTAAGTAATGGCAAAGACTATCTCAGAAACTAGAACTACATTAACTCGGGAAGAACTATCAAACCTATCCCGAGTTTCTAGTGATGTTTTCTTTTTTAGCCTTTTTTGCTATGTGATACATCCAGTAAGAGGAAAGGTAAGATTCGATTTATACCCATTTCAAAAATCGGTTCTCTACAACTTCATTGCCCAACGATTCAATATTATCCTTAAGTTTCGTCAGGCAGGGATTACAGAACTTATTTCTATGTACTGTCTTTGGTTGGCGATGTACCATCCCAACAAAAAGATAAACATCATCTCTATCAAAGACACAACCGCTAAGAAGGTGCTTAAGAAGATTAAGTTTATGTACAAAAATCTTCCATGGTATCTTCAAACTCCCATAATCAACGGTAGAGCTGGAGAATATGGTTCTGCTTCCATGATAGAATTTGATAATGGGTCATTTATCGAATCTATTCCGACATCATCCGAAGCCGGTCGTTCGGAATCCCTTTCTCTTCTGGTAATTGACGAGGCAGCAGTAGTAAGATGGGCTGCTCAAATTTGGGCTGCTGCATTTCCTACTCTTTCCACTGGTGGAGCTGCCATCGTCAATTCCACTCCTTATGGAGTTGGTAATTTCTATCACTCAACTTGGGTAGATGCCATTGCAGGAGGTAATCCATTTAACCCAATTCGATTATACTGGCAAATGCACCCAGAACGAGATATTAACTGGTATAACCAAATGTCCTCTGCTCTGGGAGCAAAACGAACTGCACAAGAAATAGATGGTGACTTCTTATCATCTGGTAATACAGTCTTCGACTTAGCTGATATTAAGGCTATCGAAGACTGCCTTAGTGATTACCCGGTTATTAAGAAAAGGTTTAATGGTCAATATCGACAGTTTTGTGAACCAGAACCAGACAAAGAATACTTTATTGGTGCAGACGTTTCAACTGGTAGAGCTTCTGACTACTCTTCATTTACTTGTATGGATAAGCAAGGAGAAGAACAAGTAGTATATAAGGGAAGAATGGCAGTGGGAGCTTATGCTAAGTTACTTGGTGATACTGGTAAGTTGTTTAACTGGGCAGTAATAGCTCCAGAATCCAATGACGTTGGTTTATCAGTAACTTCTAAGCTTCAAGATGAAGGCTACCCTAACCTTTACTACTACCAGAAGATGCTAAAGAAAAAAGGTAAAAGTAGACCTGAAATGGATAAATCCCCTGGTTGGTTAACCACCCAAAAGAATCGTTCAGTGATAATAGAAAACTTGGAAGAAGATATTCGATTAGATCACGTAATCATTAAGGACCCATTCTTTGTACAAGAAGCTTATACCTTCATTTATGATGGTTTAGGTAGACCTGTTGCAATGGGTAAACATAGGGCTAACAATTCAGCTGTAGATGTAGACCTTGAAGGAGACGTATATGCCGATGATGATATCTTTGGAAAAGCAATATGTAATCACATAAGGAAAGGAAAAACTAACGTAATCGTACAACCAAGATGAAAAAGTACTTCAATTTTAGTTGGGGTTGGGGACGTAAGAAGGACCCTCCCAAGAATGGTACATCCTCTAATAAAGAGGAGAAGCCTGCCACATCGATTTCGCCTGGTAGGGTTTCAGTTGACGATGATAGCGATAACTTAATTACATCATTACAAGGGTTGACTAAATTAGTTGAACCCTCTTTTCGTGTTGATGTGATACCTTTAATTCGGGATTTATATAAAGTAAATCCTGATATGGGCATCGCATTGCAAGATATGTTTAAGTTAGCTAACACCAGTCATACAGTAACTTTCCCTAATAATACCGATGAAGAGGCTTCAAAGATGAGAGAACATCTTAAGAAAGCCACCAAGGGATGGACCAGATATACTGCTGGTATAGATGGTTTAGTTAACAAAATGATTGTTCAACTTCTTGTAAGTGGGGCAATATCTGTAGAAGGCGTACCAAATGACAAGCTTGATGGTTTGGCTACTGTATTATTCCTTAAGCCAGAGCATATCAAGTTTAAACGTGAATTAAATGGGGTGTATGCTCCTTACCAAAAGAATATAAATTTCTTTGTTAAGCAACAAGATTACATTAAGCTTAACCCAGAAACCTACTTCTATGTTGGTATGTTCAATGATACCGATGAACCTTATGGAGTTCCTCCATTTATGCCTGCATTGGATTCTCTCAAAGGACAAAATGATATGAAGATTAACTTCAAACATATCATGGAGATTTGTGGTATGGTTGGTTTCTTAGAAGCTAAGATGCAGAAATCTCCACAAAGGCCAAATGAGAGTATCAAATCTTATGAATCCCGATTATACCATGAACTTAATATCCTTAAACGTAATGTTAAAGAGGGTATGAAGGATGGAGTAGTTGCTGGTTACATAGATGACCATGAATTCAAACTAAATTCTACTACTAAGGAGCTCGGTAATATCGAGAAGCCTTGGAATATGAACCAACAATCTGTAGCAAATGGGTTGGGAGTTAATGGCTCTATCATTGGGGTATCATCTACTACTGGTGAAGGTGCAACTGGTATAATGCTGTCTAAGATGATTAGCCAGTTAAAAAATATCCAAATGCTTGTAGCTTATGTATTGGACCGACTTTATTCTCTAGAACTGCGTCTGGCAGGCTTTAATAATAAGGGGATGAAGATTGATTGGGGAACTTCTACAGTTTCTGATGAAGTTAAAATCCAACAAGGTCTTCAGTATAAGATACAGAACCTTGACTTATTGTATAAGGCAGGTATCATTAGCCAAGAGCAATATGCTTGGGCAATGGGTTATGATTCACCAGATGAAAAGGAACCAAGAGTTTCACTTGAGGACCAATTTGCTAAGGGTGGTAATACAGACCCACAAGAGGGTACCAAGAAGAAACAAAGGCAGGATGATAAAAACCAATCTGCTCGTAGGTCAAGAGATAAGACAAACCCGGCTCCTTCTCGAGGAGACCAAAATACTAAAGCAAGATGAGTAAATTCAC